TCCCGGTGCGAAGATGATTGTTGAAGCAGCAAACACGCAAGAAAGCATGTGCTATGACGGCACAACGACAACAACCGTATTGGCGGGTTCTTTGCTCGGCAACAGTGAACCACTGTTCAGCAAAGGACTACACTCTAACATCATCTGTAAAGGGTATCGTCAGGCGGCGAAGTGGGCAGTTGACCACATCGAAAGCACTGCGGTTGATGCAAAGGAATACCTGACCCACGTAGCAAAGACGGCCATTACTGGCAAGTCACTTGAAACGAGCATGGAACACGTATCAGCACTATGTGTTGAGGCAGCGGAACAAGCGAAGGGTGACATCAAGCGCATTCGTGTCATCGGGCAACCGGGTGGTTCACTCGATGATTCGCATTGCTTTGGTGGTGTCATGCTCAATCAGACATTCTTGACGCCGAACATGCCTAAAATCCCATACGGAAAGGTACTACTCATCAACACTGGCTTGTCAGTCAAGAAAGAAGAGGGCGTGCAGGTCAACCTGCAAAGCGTCAGCGACATCAAGTCCTACAAACAGTATGCTGACAAAGATGTTTGGCAAGGTAAGGTCGATGCAATCGTCGAGCAGTTGCCAAAGGGTGGTGTCGTGTTCTGTCGTGACAGCGTCAACGAACTCGTAGCAGCCCTACTCGCTAAGAATAACATCAGCGTAGCCCATCGTGTTCCGCCAAGCGACCTCGATGCACTTTCAACGACATTGGGAGCGCCAATCAATCACTCAGCCGATGATTCGTTGGTTGCTCAAAAAAGTGAGTATCTTATCGAACAGAAGGTAATCGGCGATATGGATTACATCCTTGTTGAAGGAGACAGGGTTACTACGCTCGTATTGCGTGGTGCTACGCGTCAGACTCTCGACGAGACGGAACGTGGGTTCGATGATGCTCTCGGCGTAGTATGCCTTGCCTACAACAGTGGCAGGGTCGTCACTGGTGGTGGCTCATCCTACGTCGGTGCAGCGCTCAACCTCCGCAGCCGTGCTGCTGAGATTGGTGGTCGAGCACAGATGGCAATCGAAGCGTTTGCTGACGCCTTAGAGACCATCCCTGCTACCATCGCTGAGAACGCAGGGTTCGTGCCTTTGGACACCATCCTTGCGCTACGCAACGAGCATCAACAAGGCAATCAAGATGCAGGTCCTGACATCGAGAACGGTGGCACTTGCTCTATGATTGAGGCAAACGTATGGGAGCCGGTTGGCTTGGTAAGGCAGGCAATCCTGTCAGCAAGTGAAGTCAGCATCAGCATTCTTCGTATCGACGACATCATCGGCAAGAAGTCCGATGACTAATGCGTCCGCTGATTGATGATAGTGTCCTGTGCATGGCGTAGTAGCAGCAATGACATTTGCCCATGCCCTGACTTTTTCAGTCGTTTGCGTATGCTCTTGAGCGATGCTCGCTCGGCTATCGGACCCAAGCCACCGTGCTTGCGAATGTAGCCACAGTTGGGACACTCGTGCAATACCACGGCTGGACCTGTGGTGTATTTGCCTGATATAGACAGGGGTAACGCCGTCGTCTTACAGACTTCACACGTCTGCATCAGTTGGTCAATCAGTTCGCCGATTCAAATCAACCCTATGTCATATCAGAAGGTATACCTACAAATCTTCGGCCCTATGTTACTGTCAGTTGCATCAGGATGAACCGGTGCGACAAATAATTTTGTCCCATCGGAGTTCCAAGCAAAGCCACCAACAAAGGTGGACTGAGTGGAAGAAAATTGCCCTACATCGTTATTAACGCTCATTGAACGAGTGAATGAAGCCGATGATACATCAAAGGCACTACTAAGGTCAAACTCGGCTATTTTAGGATGATTTGCAGTTCCCGAAGAAGGATTACCTGACGAGTTTCTGTAACAGATGAACATCTTAGTCCCAGCAGGGTTGAATCGAATACCAGTATAGTTGGTTATATTGTCGCCATCATCATCTGATGTGGAAGAAAAAGAAGTGGAAGTTTTACTACCTGCACTCAAATTCCATGCTGTGTTCAAAGAAAGTGTAGTAACTGAACTACCATCAGCAACAAACAATTTCGTTCCTGTGTCATCAAATGCTAAACCCTGCGCCCCTGCGCTATACAGACTTGAACTTACAGTTTGGGTTGTTCCAGCAGTTCCAATGTCATATGGTGTTGAAAGAGCATAACGCACTATATTGGCACTCGCAACAGTTCCACCAATATAGATATAATTTCCACTATCGCCAAACACTAATGACCTTGTTTGGTTTGTACTAAGTGTATCATTTGCTGATGAAAAACTGGTAGGAATTGCACTGTCATCGAAGGTGTACGAAGTAACGCTTTGGGATGTAAAATCTGCTAGAAGCATTTCACTTGGACTATTTTCTAATTCAGTAACGAGAAGACCAGTTGCCGCCACATAATTTGAAAACGAAATACCATCTAAAGTATAAGCAGGTGCCGTTGCAGCATTAGCCTTTTGTTCGGCGCAAGAACCAGCGACAGCGAGATACATAATCAAACACCCAAGGCAATCCAATTGTTTGAGCCAATACCAATACAGGTCACAGCATTGTACGTGCCTACAGTAGCATCGCTCGCTGCACCATTGATGTTGTTTCCGTTTCTTCCGATGGTAATGTTGCCACCTGTTGTGTTTAGGATAGTGTAATGTTCACCAGCGTTAGAAGAGGACGGTAAATTGACAGTTCCACTTGAGCCACTGTAAATGACATAGCGACCTGCATGTGTTCCTTCCACTAAAGCGAGGGGATTAGTCGAAAGAGCAAGAGCAGGTAATCGGGTGGAAACAAAGGTTTTGCCTACTGCAATTGTTACATCACCTGTCAAAGCAAGTGTCCCTGTAACAGACTCAACAGCATTAACAGCATCAGCGTCAGCATAAGCCGTAGCACCTGTGGCTATACCATCCAACTTTGCACCATCAACAGACAAATCACGCCCATCGACAGTTTGACTACCTGCCATTGTAATGTTACCTGACATTGTTCCACCTGCCTTCGGTAAGGCAGCATCAGCAGTTGCACCCTGTGCGGCAGTAGCATAATCTCCTGATGCCGTAGTAGCGGCACTACCTAAACCAAGAGTAGTTCTTGCGTTTGAAGCCGCCGCATCATCTATCAGTGATGCACCAAAAGTGCTTATCGTAGTGTTTGCGGGAAGGGCAAGTGTGCCTAAATCAGCATCATAACTGTCAAGTTTAGTCTTGTCGGCACTCGACATCGAACCTGCCGCACTTGTTGTAGCCGCACTGATACCGATTGTACCTGTCGTTGTAATTGTACCACCAGTGATTGGGGCGGTTGTCGCAATCGATGTTACCGTACCGACACCTGAACCTGAAAGTCCAATCACACTCCACGCACTGCCATTGTAGCCGAACGTGGCTGATTTCCCTGCCGCTACATCGTAGTCGAGGCCAAGTGGGTCGAAGCGCAATGTGTGACTACCTGACGGATGGTACACACGAATCGTGTGGCTGTGTGGGAATGCATTCTGAGGTGTCAATGTAATGTTACCAATTGTTGTGATGACCCATATGTTCGGACCATCGAAGGTAGTAATTTGGTCGGAACCAGTTGTGATGGTCTTGACCTCGTTGGGAGCGAGTCTCCAAGTGTTGCGAGTAGGCGAACCACCTTGGTCACGTCGAGCGCTGTAGTACAACACTGCGTGCCCGTCAGGGCTGTGACTTTGCCATATTGCTCCCAGTGGCGAAGCGTTGAACGCCCCCGACTCGGCACCACTTACGACCGTGTTCATGGTATCGAGGGAACGATTAGCGTGGTCGATTGAGTCTCCACTGGCGTAACTACCTGTGGCACCCGACGTCAGTGGTGTCAAGTACATCGGGCTGTTGCTAAGCAAACATCGCTTGTCGCTTACAGTAGGTGTATTGAGCGAAGCAGTAACGTTTGCTGCTCCACCTGTCATCGTATAGCGTAAGACAGCAAGGACGGTTGCTTCCTCGTTTTTAAAAGAGCCTCCTGTACCCTGAGGCTGAGATAAGAATGCATCGGATGTAAGAGGTGTGCCCGTTGATGTTACGACAGGTGTACCGAAGTGATGCTTGACGTTTGCAACACCAATGTTGTTGTCAGCAACAGCGTACACGGTTACAATCACATCCGAGTTCGATGCAGGCACAGACGGTAGTGAGCCAAGGTGCCACGCCGTGTCACCCGCCGTGTAGGTCTTTGACGAGTTCGGACCATTGGCAAACGAGTACAGTACACCGCCAAGTACAGCATAACCGCCGTATACGGTGACTGAACCACCACTTGAAACAGCAACGTGACCCGCAGTGTTTGTACCTGTGTTCTGACGATTGCTATCTAAGTATGCACGGTCATCGAGACGGATGATACCGTTGCCATGCAGTCCTTCGTACAGATTTGTGAGTGATGTGCTCGTTAGCCCTGCACCGTCTTTCAACGATTCAGATGATGCGGTTTGTCCAGTTGTATGTCCTGATAGTGGGTTGACCATGTTAGTTCACCTCGATAATTGTTGAGAATATCAGTTCGGTATCGGACGACTTCGTGATTGCGTCGTACGTGTATCGGAACAACGCTCGGTCAGCCGAGCGAATGCATACCTCTCGGAGAGGTAAGGTAAATGAATCAGTCGTCGTCAGTTTAGCCTCGACTGAAATGGTGTTGTCGTCGACAATACGGACAACAGGCGTGACTGTGACAGCAGGGCGACCTGCTCCGCCATCTTCACTGGTGGCAATGCCCCCATCAAAGCCAAAGACCACTTGCGTAATCTCCTCAGCCAACTTATCCACTACAAATCGGTGTCCTGATGTCAATAACGGCATTCAACCATTCCCCTTTACTATCCATTTCGACTGAGATGTCCCTAACGTCAACAATGCGTTGTCTGCTTCGGCTACTGAGCCATCTCCTTTAATCAATCCCCTTGTAGGGTGCCCAATTATCATCCCTTCGGGTCGAATTTGTCTTGCAGCGATGACCCAAGTGGTTTTGACGGTCATTGTGGCGCTGACAGCGTAATTTTTCTCCTTGACCTGTTGCTTTTCCTCTTGACCGTCGTCAAACATCGAAGAAATATCGCCTTCTTGCGCTCGCTGTATCAAATCTTCCAAACTGCCTTCGATTGAGGACACTTTGATGTCAGAACGGCGCTCAGTAAGGTTGTGGCGCACTCGTAGGACAATATCTTGGGTCTTTTCGCCTATATCTTGGAACGAAACGATGTCACCAGCCTGTACAGTCATCGAATTGATGGTTCCCGTCAACATTTTGGCACCTTTCGCACGTTTTGCGGTAGCCAAGAACTTACGACCAATGTTTTTCGTCGCATTACGGTTGTTTGCGGTCGGTGCGAAGATACCACCCTGCACTTCACGGACTCCATCCTTCTGAGACTCAATATCATCGACCTGAATGATGTTATCATCGTTGTTCGCACGTCGTTTTCCTCGTACAGTGACTCGATTCGGGGCTGCATCCATGTTTTCTTCGGTAATACCGTCGGAAACCATGTCTTGATGAATGTAAACCGACCGATTACCACGTAGTTGGTGCACATAACTGACCATTCCGTGAGAATCACTCTTTGTCATGAAGCCATCGTGCCTTGCTAAGTACCTTAAAGCGGTCAAAGCATCCACATTGTTGATATTCTTTGCCACAAACACGTTGCTTGGCGCCGAAATGCGGAAACCTGAAAGTGTTTTCCTACCTTCGGTGACAATTCGTTCAGCCAAGTCACTCGTCCGAAGCCCGACGGCTACTGGCTGTGCGATTTGCAAACGCTTGCCATCGAATCCCATGTCAATCAGGCTGCGACCCTTGAGATTGTTGAGGCGAATGCGTGTGCCCTTCGTGGCTGTTTCTATAGAATGTGGTGCGAGGCGTTGTTTGCTGTCGTCGACATTGACGAACAGTGAAGGAACAGTCGACGAAGCGTCGAACTGGTCGTCTCCATGAAAGACACCGCCCCTGAATCTGTTCCCACCCGACGAGGTGTGCTCGATTCGGATGGTGTCGTCCTCTTCTGATAGCGTGTAGGTCTTGTCGGTCGACGACTCAAAGTCCGTACGCACAGGCGAGCCTGCTACACGCTTGGTAGCCGATGAAACGTACGTAGCGTGACGCACAGCGTTGTCGACAAACGACGGCTTGCGAACACGCTTCATGACAGTTGACTGGGCTTCGCTAAATCGCCCTGTCGTTCTGTTGTATGCGTCAGCCATGCTATCACTCTCCACTGTGGTCGCCTGTGTTAAAAGACGTATCGCCCGAACTACCCTTCGGGTGCAGGGTTTGGCTGTGACGTGGTTGCACTGAGAAGTCAGACTCACCGTCCTCAGCCAATCGACGAGGTGCATCGCTACGGAAGTGCTCAAGCGTGTTTTCACTCATGACGATACGAGCGACTGGCTGTGTTACATCGGTCTTCGTATATCCTGTTACGTCGACGCCGAGAATCTTCGGACCGTCGCTTGTTGATGTCGTTGTACTGGACGCTGTGCCGTCAGGCTTGATAGCATACACTGGCTTGTACGGAGGCGACGATGGTGTGCCTGTACGGGCTGACGGTGCGTCACTGACATAGAAGCCGTACTTACAGCCACCTGTGGCTGCATAGAAGTTTGGACTGGCCTGTGGCGTACTGCCTGTCACGACAGGGTTGTGTCGGAACATTTGGATGTGTGACTTGTCAAGTGTCATGACTGGACGCAGTAAGAACTCAATTGCGCTGTCCGTGTTGTTCGTACGGTCAACCTTTGGCGAATGGTTCGCATCCTGATACGGGTTGGTTGAGTCAGCCGCAGCAGTTGCGCCCCAGCCGAAGTCGGACAGCACACCTTCTCGCACCGACCAGTCCATCACGTATGTACCGCCAAGCGCCCAAAATGCGTGAGCGTTCGATACACGCAGTACGCCCTTGACAGGCTGTCCACTCCAAGAGAGTGATGTCATGTCGAGATGTCCAAGCGTCTGACTACCGATGTCGAGTGCTCCACGTAGTGTTGTACGTTGTCCGACCTCACGGTCAGTGTGCAGGCTGTGTGCTTCTGTGCTCATGATGACGTACTCACGACTGATGCCATCATTCAGTTCGCCAAGGGTATCGACGTCGAGTCCCGCACGTACGCCGTCACCGCCAACAGGCTCAGCCAACAGCGAGTTAGCAGTTACTGACTCAACTCCTTCGCTGACCATAGCGGTCGGCTTGAGCAATCCATCTTCATCAGCAAGGCCAAGTCGATTGCTGATACCACGTTCAACTTCGTCTGTTTGCAGTACGTCGTTTCGTGGACGAATCAATCCTTTTCCTACAGTCGGCTCAGCAGTAGGTTGTGAGACAACCAATCCTGTTGGCTCGACTGTTTCAGACACGTCGGCTAGTAGGCTCTCGTTGAAGTGTGTAGGCCAACGAACACCACGTCCGTCACCACGGTCACCGACTCGCATAGCACTTGCAGGGTTAAACCAGTCCGCAGTGCCCATGTTTGAAGATGCGTTGTTGTCGTTGTTGGCGTTACCGCTATAGCGGTCAGTGCCATCGCCACCGAACAGGTTGTTCGCAGCAGGTCGGTGTGTGACGTTGGTGTCAGCGTAAGCATCCTCAGGGTCCCATGCAGGTCGAATACCAAACCCACGTACTGGGAATCGACGCACGTCTTCACCACGTGTGTTGCCCCACCAGTCAATTAGATAGAAGCGATGAGCCTGAGCAAGTTCAGCGATACCCAAACCTGCGTGGTCGTTGGGGTACATGCGCCGTACTGTCGATGCATTACGCACCGTTCGGACAGGACAACCAAACGGCTGTGTCATCCGACGACCGTCGCTGTATCGTACTTGGCGACCGATTTGGTCTTGATTGAGCATAGCGCTGATTTGCGTCAGTCGCTCCAGTATACCAGTGTAGGTGGCAGGGAAGTCCTCGCCTGAATCCCAACCATCGACTTCACTGTCTTGTTGAACAAACGGACCGTGATAGTAACCAAGCAGTGCATTGGTCTGTGTCCCCTCAATCCAGCCTCGTACGTATGGCGACCATCGTGGTCGGTTGTATGGCTGTCTTACCGAAAAGCGGTAACCGAAGCATGTGTTTCGTGCATAATCCGAATCTGATGTCATCTGTGCATAGGTGCGTTCTTCGATACCGCTGTCGTCACGGAATCCAACGCAATCAATACCAAACAACTTACCGCCCCATCCGATGACAGTCTCAAGGAATCCATCGAGACGGCTTGAGCCTGCACCTCCACGAGAGCCACTCGGCCAATAGCCTGCAAAGTTGTATTTGTCTGAGCCGTCTGTACCGCCCTGATGGTCAAGTGTACCCGTTCCGTCGACCAATGCATCCATTTGTGCAGCGGTATATACCGTTCCGTCGTGCAAGTCAACCGTAGCCCCATCGTTATCAGCATCGTGCGGTGGAGCAACCCACTTCATGCCAAGAGCAAACGGACCCTTTGACGCTGCATAGAAGAAATCATGGTAGTGAATTGTCTCAAAGTGCTCAGGGATGTTGTTGAGCGATGCTTTGTTGACAGGTGAGTCGGCTGTACCTGTAGCGCTATAGAACGAACGACTGCTGTCATCTGAGTAGTATGTATACGGGCGCCCAAGGTTTGGATGCCACATGCACAAGAATGCGTCAGGTGTGTGCAATGAGTTTGTATCTCGTGTACCTGCGAATGTCTGTGCAAGCGTTCGGGTAGCGATACTTGATTCTGAGTTCTTGAACACCTCCCCTGCTTTTCTGTTGTCGTATGGTCCACTGAGTCGTATGATTGTACCCGGAGTCAAATTAGTGAAGAATAGATTGGCTGTCGATACCCCTTCAAATGTGGTAGCAGCAGAAAGAGTAGCGTGCGCCAATGTACCCGTACGATTTGTGTACGTAGCCGTACGACGCTCTCCACCTGCGTCAGTGTATTCCAATACTTCACCGTAGTACGGCTCCACTGGGAACAACTCATTGCTGTCGACTGTGACTGTCTGTGCACTTGCATCGGACGAAATGACGACACAACTTGGATTGAGGCTACGTGCCCGATAGTGCTCGCCATAAATGTCAGGGTAGATTGTCGAGAAACCTGCAAGCGTAATCTGTGCACCAACGGCACCAAACGCAGGTCGATTGAGTTGATAGTAGTGGTCAGGCGTGTGCCATTCAAGGAACTTGAACGGGTCAGCCGCACTGTTACGTGCACCGTCTTTGTGCAACTGTGCCCACCATGGCACAGTGGTCGTCATACCCGGTGTTGTTTGAATAAACATGTTGGGTCGATACGGCAGGCTGCGACGTGTAAACGCTGGTGAAGCAGTCTCGTCAACGCCAAGTGGGTTATACAATCCCAGTGTAGGTATGTTGGTGAATTGACTTCCCGCATCAGGCTCCAAGTCAAGTATGACTTCGTTGATGATAATCTCACACCCTCGTACGTCGGCCATGGTTGCTTCGGCGAGAACGAGTGTCATACCACCAAGGCTTGACGTATCGTGTTCTATAGCGATAACTGTGTTGACTTGTTGCCCTGTCAATTCTGTAACTTTGTCTCCTGATTCGGATGGGGCTTTGGTTGCATCGCTGTGATTGAGATGGTAACCAGTAATCTGCTGTGAGAACACGTTCGGCTGAATGATAATCTGATAAGCACCGACCTCCATAGGGTCAGGGAAGTGGTTGTCAAGCGTGTACGTACCCGCTGCTTCCAGTACAATCGAATGACCACCTTGTGAGTTTGTTGTACCTGCTGTTCCATTTGACGCAGCGATACCGTAGCCATCGTACTTGACTTTCGTCTCGGTCATGAGTGTAAATGCACCACCGTGAATGTCAGATGGTGCAAACGCAGCCGTTGGCCCACTGAACCATACAAGCGGGTCACGTCCGGGTACATTATCATTGACTGCTTCGCCCAAGTAAGCATCCTCAAACGGCTTATTTGATGCGCTTCGACAAGCAAGGTGTAAATCGTACATTCGCTGATAAGCAGGATGAGCGTAATGACCGGGTAGTAATGCCATTGTCGGCGTAACGTAATGATGTCCCATACGAGGGATTGGCATAGGCGTCATCTTTGGACTGCTTAAGTGAAGATACGGATTAGCGATGTCAGAAGTCATTGTTACCCAGTCGATGTTCGGCATGTCAGGGCTTGAGCCACTGTATTCGCTATGGTCACGCAATCGACGTGAAGCGAAGAACCGTGTGCTACCCGCAGGCATGAAGTATGAAGGTACGACCTTGAGGCCAGCCTTGCCTGTGACAAACGATACAAAGTCGGGGGAAACAACAACATCAGTGAATTTGTTTGTACCTGTATTCTCGTACGATGCAAGAACACCTTTGTTTGTCGTCGGGTCATAGACTCGCAAGAACCAACGTCCGCCACTCTTCTCACTGTCGACTTTCCAAACAGCCGGTTCAGGTGTTGAACCTACGTTGATTTCGTCACCTGACAGCGAAGTGAAAGACAACTCATCGACGTCGTCACGATGCGTCATTGTTACACCCATTCGTGTAACGTGGAACTGTAGTGAACGGTCATGTGGCTCGTAGGCTGTCTCAAGTGGATTGTTGTTTGTGTGGTCAGACCAACCCTCGACAGAAGAGTCAGGCGAACCAAGCCGTGTTGCAGATACATCTGTACCGTCTTGACTTAGGTGTTCCCATCCGTTGTTCTCCCACGTAGGCCAAGCCCGTGGTCCGGGCTGAGCGTTGCTAAACATGTCTGTAATCGCCTGTTGAGGTTGTGATGGATGTTGCATACCACCGCTACCCATTGTTTCGTTCTGATAGCCTTGTATGCGGTCAAAACTTGGTCGAACGATGATGTTGCCGGGAATATCGTCAGGGTCAGGTAGTCGTATTTTCAGATTGGGTGATATACCTGAGCCTGCAAGAGCAGGTGACAGTCCTTCGATTTGCCTGTCGCTCAGATGCCTGAAATCAAGGATGACTGTTCCGAGTGGACTACCACCTGCGATTCTGTGTTCTTGCCCAGTGTCATCGACAACGTGTAGGCTTTGGAACTGTATCTCTTCATTTGGAATGAGCAACGCATCTTCGATTTTTGTGGCAAATTGATTTTGCTCAGCCAGTTGTGGATGTGACAACTCCTGTGCCTGAATGATTGGGAACATCGCACCGTTCGTCGTTTCAAACGAAAATCGATTATTTCCAAGTATCTTCTCACCGACTTTCTTGTAGGCTCCGCCATCCTTTCTATAGACCCACGGTACCATACCAAGACCTCGTGCGTTGACCGCAGGCATAGTGAGATTGCCTCCGTCCATGCGCTTCCATACAACGTGTTCTTCGTTGAAGTTGCGAGCAGGGTGTCGGTCGTCGTAAAACTTGTAGATACCAGTAGCAGTCGCACTGTACTCAGTCGGCGTTGAGACACCCTTGCAGGTAACTCCGTATGTAGCAGCATCTTCATGGAACTGGCTCGCAGTGACCTTTGATTCATCCCAAAACAAATCGCCCGTAGGACTTTGGCAAGGGTCAGCACGTTCAATGGCACTGGTGCCAAGGGCGCTGTGCCAGTAGGTTTCTGTGCCGACAGAAGGGTATGAGGCTGTTTGTGGGTAAGAACTTACATCAGTCATCATCATCGCTTCAACGTGCGGTCCAGCGGTAGCAGGTCCAACGTATCGGTCACGGTTGTGTACCTTCGCAGTGTCCCACTGGGTTGTACCTGCGTTGGCAAGAGTACCGCTTCCTTTAAGGTCAAGCCAGTCACCTGCACACAAAATACCGTCACGGTCAGCCTTTGCAATCAAAGGCATCTCACTTTCGTGCGTAATAGCAATCAAATGGCGCGAGGCTAAACCGACTTCACAAGATTGCTCGTACACGCTTGCAGGCATCGAATCAGCGCCTACAGGCGAACTGCCCGACAAACAAGATTCGGCTGCTCCGTATGGATTGAATCCGAGGAAGGGGTGCCAAGCACCCTTACCAGCAGGGAACTTGGTACTGCCAATTTGAGTACCGTTGTATGAGTTAAGATACGAATATGCTTCACCCGACCAACCGACTGCTCCTATTGGTTTGGTTCTGTCAACAGCATCGACATAACCGCTGTAGTGAACCTGCGTCATATGGTCACGGGCTTCGGAAGTGTTGTTGTAGCGATGGGTACCTGCTTTTGTCCATACATAAATTTTGACTAAACCGGGAGGCGACATATTGAGAGGAGGGGCCAAAATTGCAGCCTTTGTTGTCGGGTCAACGATGTTTGTTGTTCCCGAAAGATTACTGCCCAGCGTAAATACTGCACCTGCGTATGATGTATAAGAAGCAAATCCATTGATGGCAGCACCATCAGTAACACGTAGCCAGCCATACTGTGGTAGTGTCGTTGGTATGGCAGTCGTAGCCTGTAACGTAGCGGCTGCACCACTCTCTTCTGTATATCCATTAGCGTCAAACGTTAATTCAACCCAACCGTATCGGTCTTGCTTGGATGCTGTTTGGAATGAAGGAAGGAATGTTCCTCCAATGGCTTTTAGTGGGTCTGTTCCGGGGAATGTGTTGACACCTGCTGCAACAATCGCTGCAAGTTCTTCTGCATTTTGTGCACGAGTAGCATCAATG